GTGGCTTCGATGTCGCCTTTGTCGTTTCCGTTCGCGGTGTTGTAATACTTTTTGTCCGGGAAGATCAGGATATAGGCGCCCATGCTGATCAGCGTCTTTTCCGTCTCTCCGGTTGCGGTGCTGAGTCCGTCCCATACCTGCAGATGGTTGACGAACAGCTTCCCGTTGTCGACGTAGCACAGGCTGTCTTTCTCCAGCAGGCCGCCGGGGAGGGTAAGCGGATCACCTTTTACCGCGCGCGGCTGCCTGCTCGCGAGCAGCGGGTAATAGTCGGCGGTCAGGTTCTTCGTCTCGAACATTTCGCTGTCTTTGATCTGGATATTGTGGTTATAGCCCTGGAAAACGTCGGTCACGACGGTCGTGCTCGCCGCTTTCTTCGCTTTTGTGCTTAGAACAGGATATGCCACGCTGCGCCCTCCTTTCTCAGTAATAGCGCTTCTGCACGCCTTTGGGCCGGTGCGAAGCGTGATATTTGTTCTTCAAGGAAGTGTAAACGGAGTCGAACATGGAGTTGGCCGCGTTGAACGTGTCATATTCGCGGTTGTGATAGGCGATCTGCGCCTGCAGCCAGTGAATATACATCTCCGCGTAGGGCTCACCGATCAGCAGCTCCGCGTCGGTATCGCCGTCCTCGTAGCCGTCAAACTCCACGGGCGTCTCCCCGTCGTTGTAGTGGTGCGTATCAAAAACGTCGGCCTTTACCTGCAGATCCAGCCGGGACAGCCAGGTGATCTTGTCCGCCACGGTGTACTGATTCGGCTCCAGGTTGTCGGCCTCGTGAATAGCCTCGCTGATTTTCATGTCATTTCCCTCATTTCACGAACAGGGGGCGTGAAAGCCCCCTGTCTCGTTATTCCATGCCGATGCTCTGGCGAAATTCCATAGCCCGGATTGCTTCTTCCTCCGAGTGCTCGATGATTTCCGCCACGCACTTGGGGACCTTGGTTCTCTTGCCGCGCGGGATGACCCACGAGCGGTCGTTGACGCCCACATAGAGCGCCATCTGCTTGTCCACTCCCTTTTCGAGCGGGAGATAGATCTCGACCATTTCCTCTTTCGGATACTCGAGGACGATTTCCTCCGGTTCCGCTGCGGTCTTTTTCTTCTCAGCCATGGTTATGCCTCCTGATAAAAAATCCAGGGGAGGGAGGATTTCCCTCCCCTGTGCTGGGTTCAGTTCGCGGGAGTGTTCGCGCTGTAGCGCTTGCTGGCGTGCTCGACGCGCACCATGTAGGGCTGCATCAGGATCTCCGCGACCATGGTTTCCTTCCAGCCGACGGAGCTGCGCTGATCCAGAGGATCCGCGGTGCCGCTGGAGCCCTTCTGCTTGACGATGGTCTGCAGACCCTGGCCCTCCAGATCGGTGACGCCGTAGGCATTCTGGCCCAGGAACAGCGTGCCGAACACGGAGATACCGGCCTTGCCTCCCTCGCCCGGATAGATCTTGGTCGTCCCGTCGGTAATGCTGCCGAAGTCGGTGGACGCAAAGGTCAGGGCGCTGGTGGTGTTCGCGGTGATCTTGGCGGAGACGCCGTTGATGTTGATGTAGCGGCCGACAAGGGCATTGGCTGCGACAGTGCCGCCGTCAAACGCCAGGGACGTGATCGCGCCGCTGGTGGTAGCGTCGGCGGTCAGGGTCCGGCTGTCGGACGCCAGATCGTCACCGCGCCAGATCTTCGCCTCGGAGCTCTCCACAAAGCGGACGCCGCCGATGCGGCCGATCTCGCCGGTGAAGCGCTGCTCGGGAGCGCCGTAGTTGGCAGCCTCGACCCAAGCGGGATCGCTCATCAGGTCGTAGGCGGCATACGGATGGATGATGCCGATATAGTAGCCGTCGATGGTCGGCACGTTGCTGGCGCGCAGCTTGGCCACGACCTGCTTCACCAGGTCGACGGTCAGGACCGCGGTGGTGTCGATGGCGGCGCGGCTGGTGATGGCGGATTCCGCCAGGGGGGAGCCGGTCCAGATCGGGGCATACATGACGTTGGTGCCCTGCACGAGGACGTCACGCACCAGGGTATCATCGGTGAGGCCGGCCTGGTCACCCAGGAGGGAAGTGGTCTCGACGATGATGGGATCCAGCGCGGTGAGCTCGAGCAGATCGCTGAGCACGATGAAATCACCGTACTGCGCGATGGTGGCCGTGAGGGCCGTGACGTCGAGCTGGTTGCCGGCGGGGGTCACACCTTCGGTCAGGGGGGTCAGCGCCTTTTTGAGCGGCGTGAACATGCGGAACTCGATAGTCTTGCCGGAGCCCTTGGGAAGCGGGCGCTTCTGGCCAAACTGACGGTGGACCAACTTGGCCTTGGCGGCGCGCAGCAGGTTCTTATCGTAATAGGTTTTCATTTCGGGCGACAAATCGTTGCCCGTGGTGTTCATGGTCGTGACCTGAGTCGCGAACAGCTGAATAAAGTTGCGAAGGAATTTCATTGTAGTATTCTCCTCTCGTTGTTGTCGTCGAGGAGAGCCGGAATCGTCAGAATCGGATGCGCTCTCCTCGCATGACCCTTTCATTGATTTCCTTAAGGTCAGCGTCGGTGAGTGTCGACACGTCACTCTTAACGATCGCCGCGCTGCTGCTGCCCATCGCGCCCTCTGCGGGGCGGGATCTGCCAGCTCGCACGCTGTCCGCCACTTTCGTCGCCGCTTTTTTCGCGGAATACTGCATGGCGGCAGGGAGAATTTCGTCGCGGTGTACGACTTCAAAAGCTGTCTGAACGGGAATGTTGGACTTCAAAAGCGTGCGGAACTGTTCATTCTGCAGCTCTGCTTTCAGATCGAAGCCATCATAGAGCTGTTTGACCTTTTCGGCCTGGGCCATCCAGGACGCATAGATCTCGTCCGCCTGCTGCCGGGTAGCCTGCTGCTCCATCTGTGCGCGCAGCTCGGCGTTTTCCCGTTTCATTTTGCGGATCTCCCGCACCTGCTTGGTCGTGAGGCCGGATTCGAGGGCTTCTTCTTCGTATATGCTCTCGTCATCCTCGACTGCCGCGTTGAAGCCCTCAATGTCCCCGATATCGACGCCGTACTTCTCGTACAGCAGTTCGAGCGAGGGCTTGAGAGCGTTGTACTCGCTGACAATCGCCTCGTTTCCTTTGAGGCGCCTCGTGACAATGTCCTTGACCCGGTTTTCAAACTCTGCTTTGTAGTCGCCTTTGATCAAGGCGTCGAATTCTGCGCTGCGGTCATAGGTCTGCTTCTGCTCCCCGGCGTCGGAAGCATCGTCCTGCACTCCGTACTGCACGGATGCCAGATCGCCTTTTGCGCCCGATTCCTGCGGCTGGGCGAATGCCGCACCTGTCTGCCCGGCTCCGCCCTCTCCTGTGCCGCCACCCTCTGCGAACAGCTGGATGAAGAAAAGGGGGAGAAGTGTAAGATTGCGCATAGAAAACCTCCTGCCCGTGAAGTGGGCGATCCTTTTTTATTGTCAAGCCTCTTTCGGCTGGACAAACGGTGTGAAGTGTGCGTGCTCGGGGTAGGCTTCGGAGAGCAGCTGCATACCGATCTCCCCGATATAGAAGATGTGGAAAGCCTCCGCGAAATTCTCCGGCTTGGGCTTGGCCGTCACTGTCATGCGCCCGTTCCGGATCAGGATGTTCGGCTTTTTCTGCAGCTTTCCGTCCTCGTGCATGTGCTCAATGCACTGCGCCACGGTCATGGCCAGCGTGGAAGCCCCGGCACACACGGGGTCTTTCCCGAGCTCGGCAAAGCCGGCATGGCCTCGGACCGTCATACTCAGATACCCGATATCCGGGCTATACTCAAAATTGGCGTCGATCATACGCTTACCTCGGCGCGGTTCCCATTTCCGCTTTCTGTCTTGCGTTTCGATTCACGCGGCTTTCCTTGCCCGCGTTTCCGCCGAGCGCTGCCGACAGCTGCATGGGCTGCCCGCCTCCCGCTGGCATACCGGGCGCGCGCTGTGCCATCTGGAACTGCTGCATGAGCACTGCCGTGATGTTCGATCCATGGTCCGCGTCTATCTGCTGCGCGAGCTGTAGCGCCATCTGCTGCGTCTGCACAAGCATATCGAGCAGCGTGCCGTTCTGCTGGATCTTCTGCATGACGAACTCCTTGCGCGTGAAGTCCATCATATCCAGGCAGGCCAAGGCGCTGTCAGCGTTCTCCGGTGCAAAGAATCCCGCGCTGTAAAACTGCAGGGCCAGCTCGTTTTGCGCGAGCTTGGAGTAGGGGCTTTGCTTCTCGGCAGAAACTTCCAGATCAAACTCTGGCAGGCGGAAGCCCACTTCGACGCCCATCTCCATCGGCACGCCGTTGACCATCTCGCCGTTGGGCTGCGGTTTGAGCCCCGCATTGCTGTACTCCACGAACTCCTGCGATCCGGCCTCGCCCACAATGCGGAACTTCCTCGAAACGTCGTAGAACTGACGGATCAGCTCGATACACAGGAAGTTGACCTTGCGGAATGCCCTGTAGGATCCCTTGTTCATATCGCGGGAGAGGCGATTGCCGGCCTCCTGCAGCGCTGCGATAGCCGAGGCCGCCGTGACGCCGCTGGTGGTGCCGCCGGTGGTGACGTCGCGGTTGCCCGTCGTTTCTTTCAGCTCCTGGATCTTGTTGGCCAGGATCTCCACATAGATCCCGCCGAGCTGGTTTGCGTTGATGGGCCGCACGACGTCCTCCGCGAGCGAGCCCTCCACGTGCACAAAGTCGCGTGTAGCGTCTGCAAATTCTTCCTCGTTCACGCCGGCATTGCTGCGGATGAAGTGCCGCGGCCGCGCATTGAACAGCATGTTCTCCATGACCGCCTGATCGCCGCGGTCGATAAACTCCTGCGCCGATTTGGCCACGTCGATATAGCCGAAGCCGGTCGGCGTCCCTTTGCATGGGTACAGCGTATCGAAAACAAAGGGATACTGCCCGTGATCGTACCAGCCGCGGTCCGCATAGCGCTCGTCGTTCTCCGTGGCGAACAAGGGGTCCGGCTGCCCGGCCACGAATTTGCAGTAGTGCAAGATGGTTTTCCCGCTCTCCGGGTTGCGTGACTTGTAGTACCAGTCGATCACAGCGCTCTTGTCGTTCACGTCCACGGTGTCGTCGTAGATGTAGCGCTGCAGATCCAGTGCGGGATTGCCGAGCTTGTCTGTCAGCTGCGGGTATTCGCTCTCCAGCAGGTCATTGTCCACCAGGTACACATAGAACACGTTGCGGGACTTCTGAATGTCCTGGATGCCGGGTTCCCAAAAGAGATTGACGATATCCGTGCACGAGATCTGAATATCGCCCAAGCCGTTATGCTTGGTAGCGTCCCAGCACACGGAATAGATGCCCGTTCCGCTCTGAATTTTGTCGTCCATCACGTCCGAGTAGGTCTTTTCAAAGTCACACTGGTCCATGAGGACGGGCAAAATGCTCGACAGCATCTTCGCTTCCTGCTTGTCGCCTTCCTCACGCGGCAGGATATTAGCCGCGGGGAAATTGTCCATGGCGTCGGCGTGCTTGTTGGATATCGAGTTGAGCAGCCATGCGCTGACCGGCTCGACGCCCTCGCCATCGCCGTAGAACTCCCGCCTCATGCACTCCCACTGGCGCAGCTTGTACCACTGCTGGTTTTCGATCACGCGCTGTTCCAGGTTGGCCTTGCCCTGCTTGTACTTCTGCAGCGTCTGGTAGGCTTCCAGGATCTCCGGCGCGCTGATCGGCTGCCGCTGGAATGGCTCGATATTGCCGGGCATTGTGGGGGAATAGGGCACGGCGCTGCGGTCCAGGCTTTGCGCCACGGCCGCTTTGCCCTCCATATTCCCGCCTGCCGCACCGTCAAGCGTTCTCTTTCGGATTTTATCAATCATCGGCATGGTAAATCTCCATTCTCGGTCTGTTCGGAGCCGGCAGCATGTCTCGTTCTTCGATATCGAGGAACAGATGCAGCGGCCCCTTGTTGAACTCGCTCGGCGGGATCACGTCCCTGGGCTGGATCGGTCGTGACATGCACATGTAGCGCACTTCATCGGCCACGTGATCCTCTCCGTCTGTGTCCAGGTCCTCCGGTTTATGTTCGTCGTACATCAGCGTGGGGATCGTGCGAATAAACGCCTTGCAGTTGGAAAAGACATACATCATCGGAAAGCCGTTCTCGTCGAATGCCAGCCTGTAATGCACCTGCATCCAGCCGGGCAGCCGCTCGTGGTCCCCTTTCTCGAAGTAAACGCCCTGGTTCATGGCGGTCTCGGCTATGCTCTGTCCGGTCTGCGCGTCCCATATCGCCGGGTCCGCTATGCCATGGATAAACTTCCCAGCGAGCCATCGGTGTTCGTTCTCGATCTCGCGGATCTTCTTGAACACAGTCTCCGGGATCCACTTCACGCCCTCGTTAGGCGTATCTGTGCAGCCGTAGAGCTCAAGTATGCGGTAGATCACACCGTCGTAGTCCACGGCCCACCAGGCGCAGGAGAAGGGCCTTGCGTAGCCCCAGTCGAAAGACCTGTAGATCTTCCAGTCTTTCGGGATCTCAAACGGATCAATGACGTGGCACCAGCGCCCGCTCTGCCGCAGATGTTCGGCATCTTCCTCGCAGCCGGCGGCGACGGCAGCCTGCACGTCCGGATCCAGACGCAGTTCCTCGAAGAATTGCCCCTCGAACACATCCCACTCTCCGAACAGCCATGCTTTCCGCAGCTTCGGCGGCAGCCTGCGCAGCGTGTTGATGTAGTCCGGGTTCTGCTCCATCAGGACCTTGTTGTCGGTCACAAGCGCCTGTATGAAGCTGTAATTCTCCGGGATTTCTTCCTCTTTGTAGCGCCGGTCGATAAAGAGGCGCTTGAAATAGCTATGGCTCGGGCCGCCTGGGTTCAGCATGTAATAGGTCCGGTTTGGGTATTTCCGTTGTAAAGGTTGCCCGGTCTCCGGATCGAAGTGCACACCGCGCGTGCAGGCGTCGATCTTGTCGATCCATTCCTCCAGCAGCAGGCAGGCTTCGTCGATAAACAGGATGTCGTACTCGGCTCCCTGGAAGTGATCCAGGTCGGAATCCGCCGCGCAATACTCAAACTTGATCGTGCTGCCCTTGGGAAAGACAAAGATCTTCTCGCTTTTGTTGTACCTGGCGATCCCGTGCAGGACCGGCACCATCTTGTAGATATAGTTATTCCGCAGCTCGTCCAGCGTCTTTCGGACAATGCAGATCCGGATACCGGGAAACGACAGAGAGAACAGAATCGACATCCACATGGCGATAAAGCTCTTGCCGCCGCCTCGGGCGCCGCCGTAGGCAACATATCGGTGCTTGTCCTTCATGAAAGCCCGCTGCTTCGGGTTTGGCTCCGGCATGGTCAAGGTCTGAATCATGAGATTACCTCGTGCAGCTCGTCCACGCTCATGCCCATGATGTTGACGGAGATCTCGCTCCGTTCTTCCTCCTGCTGCGCCTCTCTGCGCAGTTTCTGGATCCGCGCCTGCTGTTCCTCAATATCAAGCTGCGTCTTGTTCAGGCCCTGCATTTCGCGCAAATCCTTGAGCGCCCGGACGAGCACGGACAGCGAGTATGTGTCCTCTGGCTTGATCAGGAACAGCGCGTCAATGATGCGGTCCACCATCTCGTCCGTGGTTCTGAGCAGCTTTCTCGCCCGCTCAGCTCGCATGTCCGCCGCATAAAAGACTTCCGGTTCCGTTATCGGTTCCGGTTCCTCTTTCGGTTCCAGTTCCATGACCTTGATGTGCTGCTCGGTCCATTTCTCACGCATGGCCCGTTTCTTTACGGTGGACAGGGAGACGCCCCATTTCCTGGCGAGCTCCGGATAGGACATGCCGGTCGCGAGAAAGTCAGTCTTGATCTCGTTCCAGTCCGGCATAGATCCTCCTTATTTTTCGCCCTCTATATCTGCCGGCTCAGTCTCCGCCTCGACAGCCTCCCAGGAGAGCGTGACCTCTCCTTCGTCGACCACGGCCTGCAGCGTGTAGGTGCCGTCGGTGCTCGGATCGTCAGGCAGCTCGTTCATGGCCAGGATATCGGCCTTCTTGATGCACAGCGTGCCGTCAGCGAGCATGTACACGGCTACGTAGTCGTTGCCGGTATAGCCGCCGGCCGCCTTGATATCGACCGGGACGGGCAGCGGCGCGATGTTGTTTTCTGCGTTCATCTCCAGCAGGGCCGCCACGTCGTCAGGGACGGTGACAGTGGATCCGCCGGCGTAGATGTAGACTTCCTCATTGATATGAATCTCCATCCGCGTGACATCGGACGGAATCGTGACAGTTTTGGACATATTTGAGTCCTCCCTTCGTGTGCTCGATTCTATTGTTACATACCCGTTAATCCCCGCCTCCCCACATAGATAGCGCTTGTAATCAATTGCTATCAGATGATAGCAATTGTCCCCGTAATCCAATCCAATC